GACTATGACCGCCTGCGCATCTTCGGCATCTGCACCCGCGCCAGCTCCGTCATCAAGGCCGTCGATTGGGAATCGGTCAGCCTGGAACTCGAAGGCCTAGTGGAATAACCAGCCATGCCGATTAAAGCCCTCCTGCCCAGCGATCTGCCTGACGAAATTACCGATCTGGGCGCCAACGATTACTTGATCGCGCAAAAGTCCGGCGCAAGCCAGCTCTCCAAGCTCAAGCCAGCGGCCATTGCCCCCGGAGACATTGGCGCCGCGCCAAAAAACGGCGACGCCGCGCAAGCCTTCGCCGCGTCGCAGCTCAGTTTGGCGCACATGACTTATGGCGATACCGGCCTATCCTACACAGATGGCTGGTCGTTGACCGCCTCAAGCGATGTAGTCACGCTCAAAGCAGCCAGTCAGTCCCTTAAAAATGTCGCCAACACCGATTACATCACCCAAACGGCAAAAAAATTCGTCTCCGATACCACGGCCTCATCGCCGGCGCGTACCGACATCGGCTTTTGGCTGGCGGATTACAACTCCGGCATCAGTAGCAACGCCTCAAATCAATTGCAATTCATGGTCGGGAGCACCGCGCAAGGCGGTGCTATCGATGGTGAGATTTTTACCAAAATATGCCGGCCAACCGCCGATTTGACTTACAACTGCGGCACCTCATCGTTTAGATGGAATGACGTTTATAGCCGCAACTCAGCCTGTAACACCAGCGACGCCAGGACCAAAAAGGACGTATATGATTCTGATTTAGGCTTGGAATTTATCCGTGCGCTCAGACCAGTTTCGTATCGATGGAAAATTGGGCAATATAAGCGCCTGGTGGACGAGAACGGCGAAGAATATTTTGAAACCCAGCCAGGCGTTAGGCCCCATTACGGGCTGATCGCCCAGGAAGTTAAAGCCGCGCTGGGAGACAAGGATTTTGCCGGCTACGTTTATGACCATGAAACCGATCAATACGGTCTCCGCACCGGGGAATTTATCGCTCCCATCATCAAGGCCATCCAGGAACTGGCGGAGGAAGTGGCGAGCTTAAAGGACAGGCTGGAGGCGGCTGGTTTCTAGTGACAAGGCATAAAAAACCCCTCAGTACCCAACCTGGCAAGCAGCATTGGGCAAGAGGGGCCGTGTTGCTGATATTCTATCAGGCAACCATCCGCCTGGGAGGCAATGTGAGCTTTTTGCGCGACCAACATACCGGAGCAGTGGGGCTTCCCCGTGGGGACGCCACGTTAATCCCACCATTAAATTTATAGTGAATTTCCCAAGTCCTTGAATCTAAGTCAAGGACGATCTTCTCGACTAAGGCCGCCAGGGAATCGCGCGCGGCCTTGATACGCTCCTCCTCCAGATCAGTCTCCAGTGCGTTTTTCAATCCAGCCAGTAGCCGCTCAACGTCGGCGTGCGTCCAGGCGGCGACCAGGCGCGCTTGCTGGCTTTCGGTAGCGGCTTGATCGATCTCCTCGCTGATCGCCAGACGCTCGGCTTCCATCGTGGCAATCGAGCGGCGATAGGCCGGTGCCGCATCCAGGTCAGTCGCAATCAGGTCAACCAGACGGGCGATCTTACCGTCCAGTGTCGAGAGCTTGCGCTTGAGGGCCGCCAGGTCGCGGGGCTTACCCTGGGGGGCGGATTGGGCGCGCATCGCCTGGGCGATGAGCTTGATCGTCTCCGGGGCGGCCAGGTCAGCAAAGACCTGGTCCAGGACCGCGCCCTCGATGATCCTTCCTGATATCCGGTGGCCACGACCCTGACGATAGAAGGTCTGGCCATTTTTGCTATCGCCGGTGTAGGGCTGACTCTGAGGATCAAGCAGCAACCCGGCCAACAGATAGACCCGATCTCCGGCACGGTTGCGCAGCCCGGCCCTGGCTTCCAGGCGGGCCAAGATCGTCTCGGCCTCCTGGTCGGTAATCAGGGCAGGGTGGGTATTGCGGGTCAGATGCCAGTCCGCCCGCGGCTTGCGCTTGACGCCGCCGATATAGCCACCGGGCCTATGCTCGTGGTGCATCCCCCAGGTGGTATGCCCGGCATAGGTGAGAGCCTGCCATTCGAGATCGTTCAGCGATCCGGTCATGCCGGAGAGTTGGCTTGCAAGGGTGCGGGTCTTGCCGGCGGCCCGCGCGCGCAGATAGGTGGCCACCGCTTCGGCATCCGGGCCTGGGACTAGTTTGGAGCGCATGACTGGCTGGCCATCGCGCAAGGTTCCGGTCGGCTGATGCTCCAGCCGATAGCCGCGGGGGGCTTGACCGCCAGCCCGCCAGCCCTGGCGGATCGATTCGGCCATGCCGGCCAGACCCTTGGCCTTGGATGTCAGGGAGTGCCACTCGTCCATCGCTTGCAGGATGGACCGTAGCAACATCCCGGTAATGGGGTCCGTGTCCGGGACGGATTTATAGATGACCCTGACGGCGGCCTTTTCGGCCTCATGCTCAAAGATCAGGGCCAGGTGACGGCGGCGGGCGATGCGGGAAGTATCGAGGGCCAGAATAACCGACCAGGCTCGGGCCGGGTCCTTGAGTGCGCGTAACAGGTCCTGGAAACCGGGCCGGTCATCGTCTTTGCCGGATTCCACCGCGTCGGCAAATTCCGCGACGATGATCATGCCCAGGCCGATGGCGTGCTCATGCAGCGCCCGTCTTTGAGCGTCGAGGGACAGGTCGTGGCGGTCCTTCGAGCTTCTCAGATAGCAACAGGCGTTGGTCAGGCTGGCAGTGGGCGGTTTCATCGGTGGCGAGCTGGAGGAGGAGTCGGGCTAGTAAGTCTAGCCCAGGACCCCCAGGCTGGCCATGGACGCCGGTGCAGCGCAAGGGGAGGGGATTGCTCATGCCCGCAGCTCCGAGTGGTACTCCAGCCGCCGCCTGATCTCCAGATAGCCGCCATAGCGCCAGGGTGCCAGGGTGTGGCCGATGAAGCGCAGCAGTTGCAGGCAGAACAGCACCCGTACCACCCAGGGACCGCCGACCATGGCATAGGCCACCAGGTCGGCTGGGATATCGCGGGGCGGGAGGTCGGCGGGAAGGCGGCTCATGCCATCCTCCTCCCAATCTCGGCCGCCGCTTTGACAATGGCGCGGCGGGTGGCGGCAAGTGGGTCTCCATTATGAGATTCCATAGCTCCATCCCAATCTTCATTGCCGGCGTAAGTTTTTCCTGATTCCCTCCAAATGACGACCATAAATCCCAATTGCGCCGCCAGCCGCAAAGCATCGCCATCATCTTCAAGTGGATTCCAGTAAAATCCAGGGGCTTCGTTTTCGTCAATGTAGGCAGCGTCAGCGCGATAAAACGAAACCCGCTGTCCAATTGCTATCGCGGCCCATTCCAGCAATTCGCGGTCGGTGTCGGTCATCTTCCCATCCATCCTCAAAACGGAATGTCATCATCCGGCCAGGCCGAATCAGGCTGACTTGCGCCAGGCGACTTGCCGTTACCATTCCCAGGCTTAGGCGCAGCATCGTTATAGCTATCGCCATGGTCCGCATCCTTGCGGCCCTTGATGAAGCTGAAATCGTTGACAATGACCTCCAGGCTGGTACGCGCCTGGCCATCCTTACCGCTATATTCCCGCAAGGAAGGCTCGCCCTGGACCAGGATGGGGTCGCCCTTACGGAAGTATTGGGCGATTACGTCGCCGCGCTTGCCAAAGCAGGTACAGCGCCACCAGGTGGTGGTTTCCTGTCCCTGGCCTTCCTTGCGGCTGGTGGCCAGGGAGAAGGAGGTCACGCTGGTATTGCTGGGGGTGTAGCGCGTCTCGGGGTCGCGGCCAAGGTGGCCGATGAGGGTAACGCTGGCAAAGTTGGGCATGGCTTAGACGCCTTCCCAGAAGTCAGCGCTGGCGCCCGCCTCTTCGCCGGCCAGCGCTTCCGCCTGGATCGCCTCGCGCTCAAGCCGGGCCTCTTCCTCGGCCTCGCGCTTGCGCTGGGCCGCCTCTTCCGCCTTGGCCTTGGCTTCGGCTTCGTTCTTGACCTCCTTGGCCATGGCGGATTGCCTGGCCTTATAGGCCTTGCGGGCCTCGGCTTTGTCGGTTTCGCTGGTCAACCGCTTGGCCATCTCGGAAGCGCCATGCAGCTCCTCCAGCGTCCCCGCGTCGCGGATCAGGGTCATGACCATCGGCAGGTCGGGAGCGGGCTCTACGGGCAGGCCATCGGCCATGACGGCGGCTGGCTGGCTTGAGCTGTCAAGGATTGCTTGACGACTGCTGCGCGCGGCGAGCTTGGCCTTGAGGGATTCGGTACGGCTGGTCGCTTGGACCTGATCAGTGACGACTTCGGCCTGGCCCATGGGCCGCTCTGGCACATCTTGAAGCTCGTCCACCGTATAAACTCCCAGCATAACATCCGGGGCATGGAGCCTGGCCCAGCGCTTGGTAGCCAGGTAAGCCAGTTGCTGGCGGGGGTCACTAACCCAGAGGGGGCTGTTGCGAACCTCCCCCACTTGGGCCATCGAGACGCGCAGGGTCCGCGGACGTACCTCTCCGGTCAGCGTAGCGGAGACGATGACCGCGCGGTCATCCGACTTATCGATCTTGCCATTAACGCCTTTCCAGTCCCCTTCCCATTCGTAGCTGATCCGAGACTTGAGAAGGGCGGAGGAGGACACCACGGCGTTGACGAGCTGGGCTTCATAACCCAGGGCGCCGTTGACGATATGGGTTTTTTGGGCGACCGCAAACGGATTCATCGACCATTGCGCGGCCTGCATGACGATGGCCAGGCAATCGCCCGGGGACCCCGCCAGGTGCTTGGGGATGGTGATACGAGCGCTGGCCATGGTTTCGGCCATGCGCTGCATGTTGGCCAGGGTCTGGGGGTCAAAGACCATGGCCTGGGTGGAGACGCCGCGCTGGGCGGTGAGTTGGTCGGCGGGGGTGATGGTGGCTAGTTGAGCAGTCATGTTATGCAGTCTCCAGTAAATGGGCGAGATCGTTCGCCTCGGTGTCCAGCGCTTCGAGCTTGTCGTCAACCCGCGCGCAGATGAATTTACGCAGGGCCGAGCGGCTGATACCGCACCGCTCGGATTGGGCCTTGATGGCTTCGGAAAAGGACTCGGCGGAGAGCTTGGCATCGGTGCGCAAGGCGCAAAGCTCCTCGATGTGGCCAGGGGTCAGGGAACCAACCAGCTCCTCCCGCATGGTCTTGAGTTGGTCTTCGGTGAGGTCTATACGGATAGGTTCAGTCATTACAGGGCCTCCAGGGATTTGGCCAGGCGCAGGACGCGCGGGCCGGGAACGGTGTAGGTATAGGCCGCCAAGGTCCTAGCGCGGTCTTCTTCAGCGAATCCAGCCATCAGCTCGTCGGCCAGGCCCAGATAGTTGATCTTTTGGCTGGCCTTATTGGCGCGATAGGTCGCCGCCGGCTGTCCATCAATGCGAATCTCGTCAGCGTCGTCCAGGACGGGGAAGAGCCGATCACGCAGGGCCTTTTCCTGCGATTCTAGGTCGCGGCCCTGGCGCTTGAGGCTGGCGTAGTCGCGTAACAGGACCGCCTGGTCACTGGTCAGATCAATGACCTTCCCCGGCTGATGCCCCGGCCATCTCTGCCTTGCCTCCGCTTCGCTGCTTGGCGGCGGCGGAGTATCGGCCTCGACATAATCCCGCCACCAGCGGCTGGCCTCCTCAATCAAATAGCCCTCCAGCTCAAGATCGCGGTGCAGGTGATAAATCTGGAAATCGCTGTTGCCAAACAGCACGGCCAGGTCCCAATGGGGACAGTGGGTGAGGGCCATGTAGCACTGGCACTGAATGAGATAGGCCGGGGGGACGGCATCGCTCCCCGCCTCGCCCCAATCGTCCCCGCGACTGGCGGCCAGGGCATGAGCGGTCTTGGCCTCAAGACCCTTATCGGTGCGGATCTCTTGGCGCCAGGAAGCGGTCTTGGCACCCTCAGGAATCACCAGACGGTCGATGTGGCCGATGATCGGGGCCTGGGGATGGCGGAGCATGGACCGAAACCGCTGCACCCGGGCGCCGGTACGATGGCAATATTCCTGGGCGACAAACTCCTCGGCGTGCTCGCCAAAACGAGTTTGCAGGTTGCCGGCGAATGGCTCCTCGCGCCCGGTTTTTTCCAGCCAAACCTGGTAAGGAGTGCGCCAGGGGTTAAGGCCGAGGATGGCGCCAAGATCGGAACCCCCCAGGCCGGTGCGCCGGTCAGCGTGGAAGGATGAGCCATCAGGCATAGGAAGCCTCCAGATTGAAGTGCGGGGCCAGGGCGCGGGCCTTGGTCCAGATCGGCCAGTCTTTGAGTTGTTCGCCATTGACGGCGGCATCGTCGGCAATGGTGATAAGAAGCCGCAGGTAGTCATCACGCGCGTCAGCGTGCGTCAACTGCGTCTTGGATTGACACTGGCCAGTGCAGTGGCGCTCGTTGATCGCTTCATTACCTTGCAGCACACGCTCCCGCTCCTCGGCCTGGTCGATCAGGAATTGGGTCAAGGGCGGATAGGGCTCGTCTTCAATGCTTTCAGCGGTATCGACCAACTCGGGCAAACCTAGCGCGGCAGGAGCAATCTCCAGGGGCTCCTCCTGGTCCTGCATTAGGCTGCTTGGGCAGAACTCTTCAAGGCTGGGTTTGGGTGTCAGCAAGTGGACCGGCAGCTCGCAGGAAATCGGTTGCGTCAGAGGGGAGCTGGGCTGACACGCCTTTTCCTTCCAAGGATGATTGGGCGGCTGCAGGAACGGTTTAACGACCGGATTGCTGGCGCCATTGCTCGGAACCTCGGGTTCATGCGGCGAGACGCACCACAGGTTGGAATTCCCCTTGGCCTGGCGAGCGACCAAACCCTCTTGGTGCATGATTTTCAAAATATTGCCCACCCGATGCGGCGTTCCGGCATCGATATGCTCAATAGCATCGAAGATTTCCCTGGCGCTGAACCAGTCGCCCGGATTGTCCTTGAGGGTGGCAATAATCGATTCGCGGACGCTAAGGGTCATTTCACTCTCCATTCGACGACGGCCGGTGCTTGCCAGGCAGAGGCCAGGATGTAGATACGGTCTTTTGGTGACAGACGGTCAGGAAGTTTGGCTTTGATCCAGGGCCGGCCATTGATGGCCGTGGCGGCCAATACCTGGCAGCCAAGGCGGGTGAGGGTGCCGGCGGTTTCGGTGGCAAGATGGGTAAGGTGTTGCTGATGAGTCATATTTTGATCCTCAGTCTTCATAATTTCGCTTGCTGTAATCATCCGCGCACCGCTCATAGACCTCCTGATCGATGCGCTGGCGTTCTTCGTTGCTCATGCGTTTCTCAAGCCATTCGGCGGGCTTTCCGCGTCGGTCAAGCAATTCCCACTCAACCTCGCCGCCCTCCGCGGGGTGGTGCCAGCAAGCGGGGATGTAGGGAAGAAAGTTATGGACGCGAGCAATGGCTGGTAGGCCACCAAGGACTCGGATGGGGTAGTCGTTCATTTCAGTTCTACCTGCGGTCGGGCTGCCAATGCGGCGGCCGCCACTGCGGATGCTGTTTGCCGGTACTCGCGCAAGGCTTGAGCGTGGCAAAGGGATGGTGATTACGAATTTTTTTGAAGTAATCGTCAGTGCTGACGTGCTCCTCAATTGCGCCTGTCTCCTTAGAGACGGAAACGCGATAGCCGCAAGAGGGGCAATGAAATGGCCAGTTCATAGCTGCACCCTCCTCGATGGCACTGCGCCAGCAACCCGCACCCGAGGCGCACGAGTAGCCGCTCGCCGATGGCGCATGGCCAGGCGGGGCCAGAGGTGGTCGGTGACTAGGCCGATGAAAAACAGGGTTAGGCAGATGGCGCCGATAAGGGCCAGGAGGGCTATAAGCTGATCAGTCATAGATATCTACCCCGCCAGTCGCTTGCAGCCAGCGGGTGGCGTGCTCCTGACTAACCACTTGCTTCCAGTGGTCTAACTCGTTCTCCAGATTGCCCAAGTCGATATCCGAAAGGCTGGAGACGGCCGTCTCGGAAAGCTGATGCTGGAGGTAATTCAGCAAGTCACGGATGGTGGTCATTGCCAACCCTCCGCAGCTAGGCTTTTGCCTTGACCCGTAGTGAGCTGCGCGGGAGCCTGACAGCGTTGCCCGCACAGGCCATTCATGACGCATGAGTCCCTAAAATCGTCCAGGTGGATGCGGCCGCGGGGCCAGACACCGAAGCCATAGCGGCGGCTCATGCGGGTAAGGAAGTGGACCTCGGCAGCCCACTCGGGAGGATGGGGGAAGGAAGGGAGGGCGGCAGTCATGACTGCGCCCTCTGGGCCTGGAAGGCGGCCAGTCCATCCCTCCAGTTACGACACCGCGCCAGGGCGGTGGTGACGCAGCCCATGCGACCGCAGTAGTGGCGGCCTTGAGAGTGCATCAGGAAGTAGTGCTGACAGTCGCGGCAACGGTAAAGGTTGCCGTCTAGCTTGGCCTGGCTGGCGTTCAGCCAGCCGTGGGAGAACCTAACCTGCTCGGTTGGCCCACCGTACCTATCTGCTCTTGGCATCTTCCCCTCCGGCCCGCCGGGATGGCGGGGTGTTGGAGAGAAGATTAGGTACACCTAAGAACTTTGTCAATAGGCGTACCTAATTTATTAGGCAAATTTTTACGCCCTTTTGGTTTGCCTATCGTTCAAGTTAGAACGCTTAGCGTGGGGGGGGGTGGGGGGGGGTGGGGGTAGGCATGATCATACCAGAGACTTCGTGACCTCAATCGCAACCCCGCAAAACACCGCGTCATCAGCCATTTGCATAATGGGATAGCGTGGGTTATCCGGTTTTAGATAACTGTAACCGCCATCTATTACCAAACGCTTGACGGTCGCCTCGCTGTCGTGATTTTGCCTCACAACCACGATTTGGCCGTTTTGAGGGTCGCGGTTAGGGTCAACGATAATGATGGACCCGTCAGGGATAGCAGGTTCCATGGAGTCTCCGCGGATACGGAGCGCATAGGCCCGCTGGCTAATTTTTGCTGTCGTTTTTATCCATTCATCCGAGACGCCAGGCTGATATGGATCAACAACTTCAGCCCAGCTCCCGGCTTGCGCATGACTGATCAAAGGCACCTCGCACCGAATATCAACTTCCGAAGCAATCCCATCTTCCCAGCCCGTGACTTACGCTCCTCGTTCTGTGGCTAGCCCCGGCGCCGGCCCCTTACCGTACAACAAGTATTGTTCGGTCAACCCAAAAACTTTGCAAACTTTATGTAAATTCTTAACTTTCAGCTCGTCTATCTCGCCAGATTCCCAGTGGCTATAGGTGGGCTGACTGATGCCACAGAGATTAGCAGCCTGTTTTTGGTTCAGGCCAGCCGATATGCGGGCAAGTCTAAGGCGTGTGTGCCAGGTTTCCATGACTTCATTCTACCTAACTATATCTTAGGTGTGGCTTGACAGTAAAATTAGGTGGACCTAAGATTAGGGGCATCATGAACAAAACTGACTCCCAGATCATCGACGAGCTTGGCGGTACTTCGGCGGTAGCCGATCTATGTCAGGTGTCGAGCCCCTCGGTTTCCGAGTGGCGCCATAGTGGCATCCCACGAGCGCGGCGGATGTATCTGCAAGTGCTGTTCCCTGATGTCTTCAAGGCTGGTCGTTCACCATCTCTGTCTCGTAACGTCAGCGACCGGGAAGCCGCTTAGGCATGGCCCAGCCATCCAACCCCCTACACCCCCTGCCAGCCACCCCCAGGCTGGCCTTGCCATGGCGCGACGCCATGGCCTTTCTCTTTCAACAACACCCCCCACGCCTCTCCCCGACGCGCACCAGGGGGGTTACTCATCGTTTCGTGTGCCGCCATGCGCTATTCGGCCCGCCCCCTGCCCCCCGGGGCGCGGGCTGTTTTTTGGGTGGCCAGGGGATCGCCATGGGCGGCAGTCGCTGGGTCAAGGTCTCGCGGAAGCTGGTGGTGAGCACGCCAAGCTGGAGCTCCAGCGGCAGGGCGAGCTGGACGGGGGTGGCGGGCATGGCTGATTTCATCGTGGTCTCCTTTGGTGGTAATTGGCCCGTTGCCGGCGCGTCTCCTCGCTGGCGCGGGCGTTTTTTTGGATAGAGCGATGGAACTGGACAAGCGCACCAGCACGGTCTCGTCTCGCATCCCTTTGAACATTGAAGTCGCTCTCCAGCAAATGGCGATCCGGGATCGGACCTCGCTGTCCGAGCTGATCTGCCAGGTCCTGGTGGACAAGGTCGCCGAGGAACAACGCTCGTATCTCTTATTGAAACAGGCTTTCGACGTGCTGCCAGATTTACAGAGTAAATCAGTATGAATACGGAGAGCGGATGATGGACAGGCGCTCGGCACCCTATGCCGCCAACACTCACATCTGGCCGTACACGGTGCTGGAGGTCTTGCCGCATCCTAGCGGCCTGGTTCTCAAGGCCCGTTACCGGGTCAGCCTGGCCTGTTGCGGGCGCGAGAAGGAAGTCAGCGACGACATGCTGTCCCAGGTAGCCGCTGGCAAGGTCGTCTCGGGGTACTGCCGGGAGTGCCTGAATGTCCTGCGCAGCCAGGGCAATCCCCGCCGCACCTTCGTCGAGCGTCCCGCGACCCTGGCCGCCACTTGGCTGGCCCTGCTGTCCCTGCCCGTCTCGCCGCTCTTGAACCGCGATCCGTGGGGGATGCCATGCTCGACCTGCTGACCCTGTTCCTCAAGGTGGCCGGCCTCCTGGGCCTGGCCATTGCCCTGGGCACTGCCTTGCTGTGGTGGGCATACCGCCCGAGTTAAGCGCCATGGACGATGCCGATTACGCTGCCTTGGCCGAGGAACAGGCCTGGAAAGACCTGGAGCGGCGCATTGCCGCCGCCCGGGGCGAGCGGGACCGCCTGGCGGAACGCCGCTTCATTCGTTGTCGTCACTGTAGCGAGATCCTGGCCAGCCATCGCCAGGCGCTGGGCACCTGCCTGGAATGCCAGGAGCGCCTTGAGCACGAGGCCAAGCTGCGGGCTGGGCGGATGGGGGTAAGTGGGCTGTGATTAACCCTAAGCACATCACCTGGACAGCCGGAAACTGGAACGCCTATGTCGAGGCCGGCCAGACCCGTGCCGAACGTGCCCGCCGCCTGGCAGCGGTACCGAACAATCTTAGGGAAGAGGTGGAGGCGCATGTGAGATGTGCCTTTGCCATCAGGAGCGGCGGCGGCAAGCGGCGGCAGGAGTTGGAAAGGCCATGATGGCCACCCTCGTCGAAATTGACCACGCTTGCCCGCCCCAATACTGGTACGCCCGCTATGCCGGTCAGCGTCTCTGGTGTCGTCCAGCGCGAGAAGCGCCGGTCAGCAGTTGCTGGGTGGTTGTGCCTGGCCAGGGCGTCACCGAGCATCCCGATAACGTCATCTTCCCGGAGCATGCCTGGCAGGTGCGCGATGGTGATGTGGAAACGGTCCTAATTGAGATCGAGCCGCGCTCGCGGCAGATGGAGGCCAGGTTATGACCGACCTTAGCCTCTCCAGCGACATTGCCGCGGCGGCGCCAGAGCTGCAGCCTGCCTATCCCGTCCCCGCCAAGAATGGCGGCCGCCCGCCCTGGTCCGCGGCTGAGACCGCCCTCTTGCACCAGCATTACGCCCGCCTGGGACCGCTGGCCATCGCGCCCTATCTGCCCGCGCGTACCGTGCCAGCCATCCAAGAGCGCGCCCGTCACCTCGGCTTGCGCTGCCAACAACCGCATATCCCGATCCCTTCCACGCCCGCCCTGGACGCGGCCTTAAGGCGGCTCTATGCCAAGGGCCTGCCAGCGCCAGGGGCGATGCGCCAGTTCTGTCGCCAATGGCACCGTAACCGCCAGTGGGTACGCAACCAGGCCATCCGCCTGGGGGTATGCGTGCCGCGTCGGGCCGAGCCCTGGAAGCCGGAAGAGCTGGCCATCCTGGAACGGCACGAAGGCCGCGGCGCCAAGTATGTGCAAAAGGCCCTGGCAGCGGCGGGCTTCCAGCGCACCGAGCCCGCCATTGCCGAGCGCATGAAGGGCCTGGGGCTGGAGGTCAAGGATAAGACCGAGTTGATGACGGCGCGGGCGGTTGGCGAGCTGCTGGGCCTGGATATGCATGTGGTCACGGGCTGGATCAAAAGCCAAGCGCTCAAGGCGCGGCGCCATCTGGCCGAAGACGGCACCACCCTGGCCTGGGAGATCAGCAGGAAGGCGCTGCGCGACTTCATGATCCGCTATCCGGGCGAGTGGTATCCAGGGCGGTGCGATCGTTACTGGCTAGTGGAAATGTTGGCGGGGAAGGTGGGATGAGCAGAAAGGCATATCGCCGCCTGCTGCGCCTGATCCGCCACCTCACGCCTGAGCAGAGCAACACCTTGACGGATTTGCTCAAGGCCGAAATTGCCCGCCGCCAATACGTCGTTCAGCTCCTGGCGGAATGGCGCGTACTCTCGGCGCAGCTACCTAGTCAAGCGCCACCGGACCGCGAGGCAACGCGGCCGGTGGCAATCACCATGAGCACTGATTAGGGAGTGCGGATGATGACAACGCGAAGTGTAACAAAACAAGGGCAGAGCGATGCAACCGAGTGGAAAGAGCGCGGTTTGCAAGCTGCCTTCAAGGTCAACATTGATGTTTTCAAGGCAAAGAATTTTGACCAGAAATATACTTATTGGCATTTTGACCTGAATTGCGGCTCGGGACAAAACGAAGAAGTTGGCTGCATCGGTTCACCTTTGGCCTTCCTAAATGCTGCGCATAACGCGGACCTGGAAAGCTACTTCGCTGGATTCTGCGACATCAACGCCGATAGCCTTGGGCTTCTTCAGGAGCGCAAAGCGGTCAAAGAAGACCCGCGCAGTTTTTTGTTTCACGGCGACAACGCCTCACTTATTGAGGCAATTCCTGAGCTGATCAGGGCTAAAGGCGAAAAGCCGCAGTTTGCCATGGGCATGGTGCTGTCAGACCCAAACAATTCGGATGTTCCTTTTGACCAACTGGCCTGGCTTTCGTCAGTTTGTCCGCGGATTGATTTTGTCATCAACTGGAATGCGCGCCTGTTCAAACTGTACCAGGCACATAATTGGGGAAGGAGTCGCCACACTCTCGCCAGCGCGATGCGGATGTTCAACAAAACGCACTGGCTGATCAGGCAACCGCAAGGAAACTGGCGCTGGACTCTGCTGATCGGGCGCGGCATGCGTATCAACGATCATCGCGCGATGGGTTTTTTTCACCTCGATTCTGACGCTGGCAGGAGGATCTTCAACGACTGCAATAACCTGCGGGCAAACAACCCCGACATCATGAGGATGGCGTCGGCACAAATGGCGATGGGCTTTTGACCATGATGCACTTTGGGGACCACAAGACCAAGGAGCATTACAACCAGCTCTATCGTAAGCACTGGGTTTTCAGAGCAATTCGTAATGCCGCAATGCGATCAAGTAATGGAAAATGCGTGCATTGTGGCGCCATGGCAACAGAGGTGCATCATCTGAAGTACCCGAAGCCATGGGGCGCTTTTGATGTGCCTACGAACCTACAACCCATTTGCCATGCCTGCCACTGCCGCATCGAGGGGAAAGACCAATGAATAGGCCCATCCAAGTCCCTTTAAGCCAACTGCAACCCCATCCTGATAATCCACGCATCGAGCCACGCCAGGAAGTTGTTGACCAGATTGCTAGCATGATTTCAGGAGAATTTGACTCTGCCCATGCCTTGATCGTCCGCCCACTTGGTTCTGGTCAATTCCAGATCGTCAGCGGTCATCATCGCGTCCTGGCCGCGCAAAAGGCTGGCCTGGACCATGTCCCCTGCTGGGTGCGGGAAATGACGGATGACGAAGCTTACATGGAACTGGTCCGCTGCAATACCCAATCGGAATTGCACCCCCTGGAGGAGGGCAAGCACGCGGCGCAGTCTGGGATGGATTTGAAGAGTTATGCGGAAAGGGCGGGGAAGGCTTACAAGGGTCTTTACAACAAAGTCACTTCTTTTAGGGTAGCGTCTGTTTCCCACGTGGGAATCGACCAAATCCGCGAAGTATGGCGCAACCTGGCCGAAATCCACGCCGCCCCGCAATGGCTCTGGCCAGCCATGGTCTCGGCCATGCTCGAAAGCAAGTGGACGGTAGCCGTGACTCGTGACCAGGTTGCTAAATACAAAGCCATCGAAGACCCGCCATCCTGGGCAGATCATGAAATTATTGCCAGCCGCTTGCTTGGCGGATCGATTGCCAAAGACGATATTCCTAAATTTGCCTTATCAGTATCACAAGCCAAAGTCAGAAACGACGACCCTGAGGAAGACTTCCGCAAGGGGATGCTGGAGGAGTTGATTGAAGCAAGGCCAATGAGCCTCTCCCAGGTGCTGTATATCGTTGGCAAGTGGGAGCGCCTTCAGGCCGAGAAAGATGCCGAGAAAAACAAGGCGGCGCAGGATAAGCAACGGGCTTCGGAGCATGCCAGGGAGCGGGTCGTCAAGCTGCGCAAGAATTGCTCTCTTGAAGAATGGAAAAACCTGGCCAAAGCAGAACAGGAACTGCTACTGATTACGCCTCCTGAATCAGGCGGAACCTTTAACCAACAAAAGGGCGACTCGATCGAATGGGCGCAGTGGTCATGGAACCCGGTCACGGGATGCAAGCACGACTGCCCCTACTGCTATGCGCGTGACATTGCGCTCAGTGAGCGTATGCAACAAGCTAGCCTCTACCCCAATGGCTGGGAGCCAACCTTCCGCAGCGAATCCCTGAATGCGCCGCGCAAAACGCGCGTCCCCAAGGACGCAGATACTGATACCCGCTTCAAAAACGTCTTTACCTGCTCCATGGCCGATCTGTTTGGCCGTTGGGTGCCGTCAGAATGGATTGAGGCGGTCATGATGGCCGTCAAGGGGAACCCGCAGTGGAACTTTCTGTTTCTAAGCAAATTTCCGCAGCGATTCGCTGATCTCGATATCCCTGCCAATGCCTGGCTTGGTACAACGGTTGATCTTCAGGCCAGGGTTGCCAATGCCGAGAAAGCCTTTTCCAAAATTACCAGCGGTGTGCGCTGGCTGTCAGTGGAGCCCATGCTTGAACCGATCCGCTTGGAGAGACCTGACCTATTCAACTGGGTAGTAATTGGCGGGGCCAGTTCCAGCAAGCAAACCCCGGAATGGAAACCGCCCTATCGCTGGATAGAGGCCCTGGTACGCCAGTGTGACGATGCAGGAATCCCGGTTTATATGAAAAGTAATCTTGGCATTGCTAATCGCGTCCTGCAATTGCCATTTGCTTCTCCGGTCAAACTAGACCCGCAACAGGCGCCTGCCGTGTTTAGTTATCTCAAATAAACGGTAAGGACAAGCGCTGTTCATGAGCCTCACCGCCACCCGCTGGGCCTGGTCGCATCGCCTGGGTAGAGCCACCACCAAGCTGGTGCTGCTCGCCCTGGCCGACCGCGCAGACGCCCAGGGCGCGGCCTATCCCGGCATCAAGCTCCTGGCCGAGGATACCGAGCTGGACCGCAAGACCGTCATGGCGGCCCTGACGCACCTGGAAGCCATCGGCCTGATCGCCAGCGAGAAGACCTGGGGGAAGGCCAGCAGCTACCGGCTGAACCTGGACGTGGAGTTTGTGGACGCCACCGATGAACCCCAACCAGTACCAAAAACGGGACCAGTACCAAAAACGGCACCAGTACCGGAAATGGGACCGGACCAGTACCAAAAACGGGACCGGACTAGTACCAAAAACGGGACACGAACCTATCAATTAACCGACCAATTAACCAACACACCCCCCTTACCCCCCTCTCAGGGTCCGGCGATGGTCGCTGACGCGACCGGGGTGGGGGATGCGGCGATGACGAAAAGGGCGGAGAAGACGCCAGAAGCCAGGCCATCGTCACCGGCGGAGGGGCAACCGCCAGACGGCGAAGCCAGCGCTGCCGGCACGGCACCCGCCAGCGATACCGCACCAACCCGCCCCAACGGCACCCCGCCCGGCTTCGACGCCTTCTGGGAGCGCTATCCGCGCAAGCAGGCCCGCAAGGCAGCCATCGCCGCCTGGAACCGCGCCAAGCCTTCCCCCGAGATTCAGGCCGCCATCCTCACCGACATCGGCAAGCGCCTGGCCCATGACGACCAGTGGCGCCGCGGCTTCATCCCGCACCCGGCCACTTACCTCAACGGCGCCCGCTGGGAGGACGCCATCCGCGCACCAGGAGGAGGACCCCATGCAAGCCATCGCGAAACATCTACCGAGCGCTTCCATCGCCTCAACGACGCGCCCCTTGCCGAGCTGCTCGCCAGCACCCGCTCTACCCCCGGCGAACGAGGCGTTACTGGCGAGGTTGTTTCGGGCGCTACAAGCGGAGTTCGGGCCGCGGTGGTCGTCGCAATTGGCGACGCCCGAGGCCACCCTGGCGCTCAAGGTCGAATGGTGGGCACGGGTGCATGATCTCACCGCGGATCAGCTCCGACGTGGACTGGACGCCATGGAGGTCGGGCAAGATGCCTGGCCGCCTGGTCCGCGGGCCTTTCGCAAACTGGCGCTGGCGGGCGAGGACCTGGAGCGGGTTGGCATCCATGCGCTCTACCTGCCGGCGCCGATGAAGGCGCCGATGGACCGGGCGACGGTCGTGGCGGGCCTGGCGGAGCTGCGGTCCCGCTTGCCGAGTGCGGATGTGCCGTGTAACGACCAGCTACCGGCGGCCGCCTGCACCCCGGCCGAACGGCGGCGTTTTATCCAGCGCAAGCAGGAGGAGCTGGTCGCGGCCGGGCTGGGTTGCTTCCTGGCCGAGGCGGAATTGGCAGAGACGCGCGATCCGGAACCACGGCTGGTGAATGCAGTCGCTTTACCGGAAAGGGAGGCGGCTTGATGGCTGACGCCAGCGTCCATCCTGCTCAAGTCGCTACCCAGCTGGATATGCTCGACGGCCGCCGCAAGAAGCGTAACCCACGCGTCCGCACCCCCGAGCATCTGGAACAGGTCGCCCTGATGCAATGGGCCAGCCTGCCAGCGGTGCTCAAGCGGCACCCGGAACTGCACCTGTTGCACGCCGTCCCCAATGGCGGCCACCGCTTCCCCTCAGTGGCCAAGGCGATGAAGGATGAAGGGGTCAAGGCCGGGGTTCCTGATCTCGACCTCCCCGTACCGCGCGGGGAGTTTGTCGGCTTGCGGATTGAACTCAAGGCCAGGGGGGGAAGGTTGCAGCCCGCGCAGTCGTGGTGGCTCCAGCACCTTGCCGCGCATGGTCATCAAGCCATGGTATGTGTCGGCTGGGAGGCGGCCAGAGAGGCGATCTTGGCGTATCTGGCCCTGCCAAGACCGGGCTGGTTTGTCCAGGGATCTACGTCATGAGCGCGACCATCATCCATCGCCGTTGCTTCGACGACCGCTGCCGGGTGCGGGCGGACTGCCCCCTCTACGCCCGGCGCCACGACCGCCAGCAGGGGGCGGGAGCTTCGACCTGGCGGCACGGCTGGGAGTATCCCGGCGGCCCCTGCGCAGTGGCCATGGCGGAGCGTGAGGCCGGCCGCGGGGAGTTCCAGACCAGCAACGCCACCGAGGAAGGCCCATGAGCCAGGAAGCCGCGGCCTATGCCGTTACCGACCCCGTCGAGCTCGACGAGCCCGAGCGCTGGGAGAAGGGCATGGCGGAGATCGCCGACCTGCTGGCGGACGAGTTGCGCCAGGCCGGGGAGGCGATGAAGGCCCCGTTTCTGCCCACAGACGCCAGGGCCCTGGCGGCACGCCTGGCCGCGCGGCTGTTTACCTGTTTGGGAGGGTCGATCTGGTACATCCCTAAGGGCGCTAATTTGGAACGGGCCCGGCGCGACCTGGAGATCAGTTCCGCCCACGATGGCACCAGGGCAGGTCCCAACGGCACTGAGGCCCTCTGCCGGCGCTATCGCCTGTCTGAGGTCCACATCTACCGCATCCTGGAACGGCAGAGGCGAATGGAACGCCAGCGTCGCCAGGCTGACCTGTTCGCCAAGGACGAGGAAGGACGGCTTTAACCGTGGTTAATGTTTACCCCTTCGCGCGCGCGCTAGCCTGCCAGCAACACCTTTGCCAGGACTTGCCGTGACCACTTCGCCATCCCAGGCTAGCCCGACCGCCAAGCCCGCCGCCGGCCCGCCGGCGACAGGGACCAGGCCAGTGGCGGAGCTGCTCGTCTCGCCCGCGACGCTGGCCTTCCTCAAGGGCTTCGAGGGCCTGCGGCTGACCGCCTATCGCGACGCGGTGGGGGCGCTGACCATCGGCTGGGGCCATACCGGCGACGTGCAGCCCGGCCAGCGGATCGGCCTGCATCAGGCCGATGTCCTGCTGGAGCTGGACGCCAACCTGGCCGCCGCGGCCGTGCGCCGCCGGGTCAAGGTGCCGCTCACCCCGAGCCAGTTCGATGCCCTGGTGAGTTTCACGTTCAACCTGGGCGAGGGCCGGCTGGCCGAGTCCACCCTGTTGCGCCAGCTCAATGCCGGTGACTACCGGGGCGCGGCCGAGGAGCTGTTGCGCTGGGACAAGGGCACGGTGCGCGGCCGCAAGGTGGCGCTGCCGGGCCTGACCCGCCGGCGCTGGGCCGAGCGGGAGTTGTTCATGCGCGGCGTGCGGGAGGAGGCGGCGCCATGAGCGAGGAGGCCTTTATCCTGCTGATCGATGGCCTGGTCATCGCCGCCATGGCCTACCTGTTTTTCCTGTGGCTGGGAGACGACGATGACCAAGGCTGAGGTCCTGGCGCTGCAGCGCAGTCTCAACCAGTCCGGCGTCGCTCGCCAGGCGCTGGGCGAGCCTCTGGTCGAGGATGGCATCTATGGCCCGCGGACCGCCGCCGCGTATCGCGCCCGGCTGGCTCAGGAGCCACCACCGGCGCCTGTCATCCTGCCGCCCGTGTCCAAGCCCTGGTGGACCAGCCGCGCCGTCCTGGGGCTGCTGGCGAGCCTGCTGGCCATGCTGGCTGGGCGCTTCGGTTGGAGCATCGACGATGACCAGATTACCGCCGTCCTGTTGCAGCTCGTCGAGATGGGCGGGTTGCTCTTTGCCGCCTGGGGCACTCTTCGCCGCCAGGCGCCGATCGATCCGGGCCTGCTGGCTCGCGTCGGCACTCGCGATCTGCGGCTGCCAGTGCGCGCCGACGGCCAGTCTGACGCCGGCCTTGCCCGCCAGCCTGCCGGGGACGATCCCCGCGGCGTTTTCCGCGATTACTGAAGTTCAACTTGGCATCGTCTGCCAGGAGATCGTGCGATGAACTGGATTGCTACCGCCTCCGCCCTGCTGCAATTGCTGCCGGCCATCATCACCGCCATCAAGGCCATCGAGGAGGCCATCCCGCAACCGGGCCAGGGGGCCGCCAAGCTGGCCGCCTTGCGCGGCATCCTGGAAGGGGTCTCCAGCCAGGCGACCAGCCTGTGGCCGGCCATCGAGAAGGCGGTGAGCGTGCTGGTGGGGTTGTTCAATGCCACGGGCGTGTTCGCCAAGCAGCCGGGCTGAGGTCATGGTGACAATGGACTATCAGCAGATCCTCAACGTCGTGCTGGGCCTGGGCGGCGCCATCGGCGGCTGGGTCATCAAATCCCTATGGGATGCCATCCATGACCTGCAGGTGGCGGACAAGGACCTGGTGGACCGCGTTGGCCAGATCGAGGTATTGGTGGCCGGGTCCTACGTCAAGCGCGACGAACTGGAGCGGCAAATGGCCGCCATGTTCAAAAAGCTGGATCGCATCGAGGAGCGCATGGTGCAGCTCCACGGCGCCGTGGCCAGGGTGGACAATGGCAATGGCCTATGAGCCCTACTGGGCACGGTCGCCAGGGGCGGATCCTCGCTGGGACGCCGCGGGCCTGAGCGGGACGGTTGTCCCATGCCGCGGCTGAGCGCCGATCAGTGGGCCGAGGTACGGGCCGAGCGGGAGGCGACGGGAAAGAGCTTCGGCGATCTGTCCGGGCGCTTTGGCGTGTCCCATACCGCCATCATCAAGCGCGCCAAGGCCGAAGGCTGGGGCGATGGCCAGGATGTGGCCGAGGTTATCCGGCGCAAGGTTTCCGAGAAGGTTTCCGGCCTGGTTTCTACGGCTAACCCCCAAAAAAAGGCCGCCGCCCTCGACGCCGAGGCCGCCCGCGGGGCCGAGGTGGTCAACCGCCATCGCGAGGAACCCACCGCCGCCCGGGAGCGGGTCTATGCCGGGCTCAAGGCCCACAAGGCATCTGTCACCAAGGAAGACAAGACCCTGGCCTTCGAGGACCTGAAAGCGGCCAAGATCGCCGCCGAGGCCCTGGCCATCATTCAGGCCATGGAGCGCAAGGCTTGGGGGCTGGATCAGACCGAGACCAAGCAGCCGGCTATCGTCATTGAGCGGAGTTATGGCAAGTGAAGGTTGAGCGCCTGGCCACCGATGGCCTGATCCCCTACGCCCGCAACGCCAAGAAGCACGATGACGCTCAGGTGGCGCAGATCGCCGCCAGCATCCGCGAGTTCGGTTTCAACAACCCGGTCCTGATCGATCAGGACAACGGCATCATCGCCGGCCACGGCCGCGTCCTCGCCGCCCGCAAGCTGGGCCTGGCCGAGGTGCCGTGCATCAGGCTTGGCCATCTGACCGATACCAAGCGCCGGGCCTACATCATCGCCGACAACCGCTTGACCGAGACCGGGGGAGGGTGGGATACCGAACTCCTGGCGCTGGAGCTGGAAGACCTGCGGCTAGACGACTTTGACTTGGACCTGACCGGGTTCGAGGCGGCAGCGCTGGAGGAAATCCTTGGGGATGGGATGGGCGATGCTGGATCAGACCTGCCCGAAGACACCGAACCCGAGATTGACCGCGCCGAGGAGCTGCGCCAGAAGTGGGGGGTGGAGACGGGGCAGCTTTGGAAGTTAGGCGAGCATCGACTGCTTTGCGGGGATTCGACGAAGGCGGAGGATGTGGCGAGGGTGATGGGGGGAGACCTGGCCACCCTGGTCGTCACCGATCCGCCTTACGGCGTCTCCTATGCCGACAAGAACGCCTTTCTCAACGCCGTTGACAAAGGGAACCACGTTCAGACCGCCATCGCTAACGACCACCTGAGCAAGGACGCCACTCAGGAGCTATGGCGCGCCGCCTTCGCCGCCATGGCCAGCGCCATGGGAAAGGGCGGCGTGGTCTATTGCTTCATGCCCCAGGGCGGCGACCAGATGATGATGATGATGATGATGATGGACGCCGGCATCGAACCGCGCCATGAGCTGATCTGGCTCAAAAACAACCACGTCCTCGGCCGGACCGATTACGCCTACAAGCATGAGCCCATCCTTTACGCCTGGAAGGATGGCGGTCACAAGTTCTATGGCGATTTCCAGACCAGCATTCTGGAGTTTGCCAGGCCGCAAAAGTCCGACCTGCACCCTACCATGAAGCCGGTTCCGCTCATCGAGCGGCTGATAGCCAACAGCAGCCAAGAAGGTGAAGCCGTTTACGAGCCCTTCTCAGGCAGCGGAACCACCCTCATCGCCTGCGAAAACCTCAAGCGCCGCTGCCGTGCCATCGAAATAAGTCCAGCTTATTGCGCCGTGGCCCTGGAGCGCTGGCACCAGCACGCCGGCCAGACGCCGGTGCTTATGGCGTGAAAATCACCATCCCCCCGCTCGCCCTCCACCCCGGCCAGCAAGCCATCCTGGCCGACCCTTCCCGTTATCGCGTCATCGCCGCCGGCCGGCGCTTCGGCAAGACCCTGCTGGCCATCGAGTGGCTGGCACTGGAAGAGGGCGGGGCGCTGGACGGCCACCCCGTGGCCTTCTTCTCGCCCACCTATAAGCTCCTGCTGGATGTCTGGTCCGACCTGGAGCGCACCTTGAAGCCGGTCACGCGCAAGGCCAACAAGACCGAGATGCGCATCGAGCTGATGACCGGCGGCAAGCTTGACTTCTGGACCCTGGAGGACCCCGACGCCGGGCGCGGGCGCAAGTATGCCCGCATCGTCATCGACGAGGCCGCCCATGCCCGCAACCTGCAGGTCGCCTGGGAGCGGGCCATCGCCCCGACCCTGACCGATCTGGAGGGCGAGGCCTGGTTCATCAGCACGCCCAACGGGCTCAACTATTTCCATGCCCTGTTCCAGCGAGGAGACGACGCGGCCTGGTCGGATTGGTCGGCGCACCACATGCCGAGCACGGTCAATCCCCACCTGCCGGCGGAGGAGCTGACCCGCGCCCAGGCCGACCTGCCGGCGCTGGTCTTCGCCCAGGAATACCTGGCCGAGTTCGTCACCTTCGGCGCCGGCCTGGTCAAGCCCGACTACCTGCAGGACGGCACCGCGCCCGCCGACCTGCCCGTGGTCCTGGGGGTGGACCTCGCCATCAGCGAGAAGGAGGGGTCCGACTGGACCGCCATCGTCGCCCTGAGCCGCGACGCCGCCGGAACGGTCTTTGTGCGCGAGGCCGAGCGCCACCGTTGCGGCTTCCGCGAAGTGCTGGAGCGCATCGCGGCCGCCGCCCAGCGCTGGCGGCCCAGCCTGATCGCCATCGAGCAGGTCCAGTACCAGGCGGCCGTGGTCCAGGAGCTGGCCCGCTCCACCCCCTGGGCGGTGCGCGGGGTCAAGCCCGACCGCGACAAGGTCACCCGCTTCGCCCCCCTGCTGACCCGCTATGAGCAACGCCTGGTGCGCCACGACCACGCCCGGGTGCCGGCCTGGTTCCGCGACGAGCTGCTGGCCTTCCCCGAGGGTCCGCACGACGACGGGGTGGACGCCGCCGCCTATGCCTTCGCCGCCATCGGTCAGGCCAGCGCCGGCTATGCCGCCTCGGTACCTAGATGGCTGGCGTGATCCCTCTTTCCCTACCTGGTCTCTTCACGCCTCGCCCTTGACTAAGAGCATCGCCATGGCTAAATCCAAGTCCTCGCCCACCGCCGCGCGCGCCAAGGCCGGCGCCCTGGCCGCGGCCCGCGCCACGTCCGCCTCCAAGCCCCGCGCCATCCCCAGCGTCAAGCCCCCGCCCCTCGCCAGCATGCTTGCCGCCGCCGGACTCGCCGCCCCCAAGCCGCCCCTGCCGGCCACCGCCATCCTCAACCAGGAGGTCGCCCTGGAGCAGGTGCTCACGCTGTTGTCCCGGTTGCCGGACCCCGACCTGATCATCGACCAACTGGGCATGAGCCGCGCCGATCTGCGCAAGCTGGAGACCGACGACGAGATCAGCGCCGCCCTGGAGACCCGCCGCGAGGCGGTGATCGCCACCCCCTGGCGCCTGGAACCGGCCGAGGGCGAACCGGTGCAATGGCTACACGACACCCTTGCCCCCCACCTCGAAGCCCTGCTGCGCGGCGCCTGGACGGCCCTGCCCTATGGCTACAGCGTCCAGGAGGTCATCTACCGCCCCGATCCGACCCGCGGCGCCCGCGGCATCGGCCTGGAGCGGGTGGTGGACAAGCCCCTCGAATGGTTCGAGCCGCGCCGCGACGGCAGCCTCTGGTACACCCCGCCCACCGGCCTAGGCTCCGGCGTGCCCGTGCCGGTCGATACCCAGGTCAAGTTCCTGCTTACCCGCCGCAGCCCCACCTATCGCAACCCCTACGGCGAGGCCCTGCTCAGCCGCTGCTATTGGCCCTGGTTCTTTCGCCACAACGGCTGGCGCTTCTGGATGCGCTTCATCGAGCGTTTCGCCGAGCCCCTGCTGCTGGGCCAGGTGTTCGATCCCCAGGGCTTCATCGCCGCCATGCGCACCATGGGCCTGGAGGCGGTGGTCGGGGTCGGCAAGGAGGAGACCATCCAGGCCATCACCCCCGGCACCGCCGGCGAGTTCGAGAAGCTGGAGCTGGCCCTGAGCCGGCGCATCCAAAAGCTGATCCTTGGCCAGACCCTCACCAGCGACGTGGCCGGGTCAGGCTCCTACGCCGCCGCCCAGGTTCACAACGAGGTCCGCCAGGACAAGCGCAATGCCGACCTGCGCCTGGTGTCCGGTACCGTTCAACGCCTGGTCGAGGCCCTGTGGGCGCTCAACGCCTTGCCCGGACCCGCCCCGCGCTTCGTCCTGGCCGACGATACCGGGCTGGAGACCGCCCGGGCGGAGCGGGACGCCAAGCTGGTCCAGGCCGGGGTGCTACGATTTACCGAGAGCTACCTGCTGGATCGCTACGACTTCGTGCCTGGGGATTTCATCGTCCCGGATGGGACCGCGTCAGGCCAGGGGGTCGGGGCCTCCCCTGGAGGGGGAGAAGGCGCCAACCCGGGCGCTGGTCAGGACACGGGCCAGGCGGATGGAACGGGAGCTAGCGCGAGGACCCTGACCCGCCTGAGCCTGACTACCGGACAAGGCAAGAGCGCCAGCCTGGCCGTCCCCCAGGGGACCAAGGCCCAGCGCTTCACCCCAGACCAGGAACTGGTGGAAAGCCTCGTCGCCGCTGCCCTGGCCCAGGCCGCCAGTCCCATCCCGGCCGCCGCCGTACGTTCCGCCATCCTCGCCGCCGAAGGCCCAGATGATCTCGCCGCCCGACTGGCCGAGCTGTACGCCGGCCAGGATGCCGCCGCCTTCCAGGAGCTGCTGGAGCGCTCGCTGTTCGCCGCGGATGTGCTGGGATATGCGACGGCGGAGAAGCGGGTGGGGGTATGAGTAAACCCATGCGTCATCACCCAAATTGCGGCCTTCCAGGATTTCCTGACCTTCCAACGGAGATTTGTCGAAATTGCCGCTTTTGGATGACGTATCCAGGCAGTCTTGATGGAGATTGCCATCGCTATCCTTCAGTAGCGCTTGCGGATCGTAAAATAAAAAAGCCGAGTATTTTAGATTGCGATCATTCGATGACGGGATTCAGTGAGCGGCAAGCCGGTACCAAACCCGGACCGCTCACCCTATTTCCCTAGGCCAACATGCCCACCACCCCGCCCACCCTCACCCCCGTCCCCTTCCTCGAAGCCATCGCCTGGGCGCGCGCCCGGAAGGTGATCCTGCCAGAGGTCTACTACGGCGAGCTCCAGGGCCTGGCCAGGTCCATGGCCTTTTCCGTTGCCGGCTTGGCCAAGCTCGACCAGCTGCAAGGCGTCCTCGATGGCTTGACCAAGGCCATGGCCAAGGGCGATAGCTTCCGCGACTGGCGGGAGCGCGTGCGCACCGGCAAGGTCCCCCTTGACCTGCCGCCCCACCGGCTGGAGAACATCTACCGCACCAATCTTCAGGGCCAGTATGGGCGGGGGCGGTGCGAGCAGCAAAAGCGCACCCTGGATGCGCGTCCCTGGTTCATGCTAGATGCTGTTAATGACTCAAGGACTAGACCAAGCCATGCTGCCATGGATGGAAAGGTGGCGCGCTATGATGACCCGTGGTGGAAAACACACACTCCACCAAATGGATATCAGTGCTTTTTGCCTGACTCTGAGGTATCAGGCAATTTGCTTATGGGTTTCAGGTATTGGTATGAGGGTCCAGCAATCCGTTTCAAAACCAGGTATGGTCGTTGCGTCACCGTCACAGCCAATCACCCCATACTGACCCCTGATGGCTGGATTGGTGCGCAAATACTCAATGATGGAGACAAGGTTTTTCGCCACGCTGAGGAAGTCGAAAGCCTGGTGTTGCCAGCGAAAGACAAAAATAACAGACCAACCAAGGCCGAGGATGTATTCAACACGCTCATGGCGCAGGGACGTGTATTCGGAGGTAACGTTGCCGACCTGGATTTCTATGGCGATGGAGTCTTTGGGAAGGGCCAGGTCGAGATTGTAGGGGCCAAGGGCATACTGCGGGATACAGTCAACCCCAAGAGAGCCAATGGCCTGACGCGCTTCGTTTTCATCCGCGCCAATCTGGAGCGGATTACGTTCAATGCTTTGCGCCTTCTTAATGCGTTGGGAAAGCGGCTGCGGCAGGCCCTTATTCCACCCACTGACAACATTGGGCTGGCGACCGCGCTTCCAGCCAAGGGCGATGCCGTCGCTTTTAGTACGGATGGCAATGCCGTTACGCAAAAAAAGCCCTTTTATTCCGCTGCGAGATACTTGGTATTTTTGCGAAAGCTCATCAAGCGTAGAGCCAGCGGCATATTCGGCTGCGGCCAGTTCGATCGGAACCTTGTTGGAAAGACCATACTTGAGGACTTCAGCATCGGAGCGGGAGCGCAAGACGCCACGCGCAGCAAGCCAGTTCCTGACAGTGTTGTAATCATGCCCGCGCTCCCTAGCGATCTGCGTGCCAGGCTTGCCGGCAAGGTACTCGCTGATGATGTCGTCGAGATAGAGCGGTTCGACTATTGCGGTCATGTGTATGATTTCGAGTCTGCCAATGGATTGATACTAACAGACGGAATTATAACATCAAACTGTAGGTGCAGACGAATTAGTCTCTCCGAGGCCCAAGCCCAGCGCTTCCAGGCCGCCGACGCCAAGCGGCTGGCGGATAACCCTGACTTGGCGCGGGAGCGGGCCAGCGCGCAGCCTGACCAGGGGTGGGATTATGATCCGTGCGCGGAGCCGACGGAGGGGTTGCGGAGGGCGATTGAGCAACGTCGGGCGCGATGTGGCGATGGCAGGCTGGCCGCGTCGCCCATGAACGGAGATCTATGTGGACCAGCCCTTGAAGCCGTGCTTGCCGCTCTCAATCCACTGTCCATGGAGGATGAGTTACGCGCGCGCCTTGGTAAGGATGATTGGGAGCGCTTTGCCACCGCTTCGCGCGCAGCCGGAGAGGTCTTTGGGCTGACCGCGGCTGAAGGAGTGGCGCTTAGCGCCTATACCGACAGGCCTCTTGGCGATCTAGTCAACGCCACCGCGCGGGCCATGTCCGATATTGCCGACGTTGTTCCAGAAGACTCGGCGCTTGCCCTGTGGCTGATCAGAGCCATGGACGCGGCACTGGTAAAAATGCCCCCCGCCCCTGGGGCCTACTGGCGCGGCATGTCAGTACGCGGACCTTTCAATGCTATGCAGGATGAGCTTGCATACCGTTGGGAAGATTCCCATCGGATAGGCCGTGATGTGCAATACTTTGGTTACACTTCTCTGACGGCGACGAAAGGCGCTCAGTATCCTGGCGATTGGCAAATTCTCATTTTCACAACCAGCGCCAGGGATCTTTCTGGGTTCAGCGTAGCTAGCGAGAACGAGCGCTTAGTTCCACGCAAATCAGTATTCAGGATTGGGCTTTTTCAAGGTGGATATCACGTTCTTGAAGAGGTTGCCATGAGGAAAATAAAACCCAACAGGCAGTTTTCCGTAACTGAAAACATGGCTAACGAGATGCGGCGCAATGGATTATCAGAAGCCGCAATCGCGGCTGTTCTTGAGGTTCTCCCGCGTGCCATCGAAGACCGCGCCGCTTGGGAAGCCGCTGGTCGTCCTGGTGAAGCCGAGATGCTAGAGCGCGTTCAGCACTCAACCGACCTAGCCTTTCTCGGCATGCCGGGCTACAAGCGCAACTATCTCTTGGAAAAGCGGCATCAGCCGCGTTGAGGCAGCAAGGCCATCATGTCAACTACCATCCTCCCCATCGCCGCCATCCG